AAAACTTAAGTCCTTTAGTTTATCTTCTTTAAATATGTCTTTTAAATCTACTGTGTTACCAAAAAATGTAACTTTATATGTATGTGGTAGTTCGCTTTTTAGTTCTACTCCCTCTAGCTTTATTTTACCTGTTTTATATGGAGTGTGGTTTATTTCAATTCTTGCATCTCTTTTTATTCTACCATCATAACCATTTATAATATCAAAATTATAGTAGTGTTGGAATAGTTTGTTGTTTGTTGGTGATGCAGGTAATGTAAATGATTTAGTAAATGTTGTAAATACCTTTGCAATATCTCTTACGTTCTTAATAGAATCTGTAAGGCTTACTGTTTCATCTTTGAATAAGTCAACTTTAACATTCGATATGTATAACTGTATCTCACGCTTCATTATACTATTGTATTGATAATCTCATTAGCGTACTCAACCTCAATAGTATATTGTGTTAATCTATCATTAACTGATGTTTTAAATGTTAAAGATTTAGTAGATAGGTTAACACTTCTCCAAGCACTATCAAAATATATGTAAACAAATTCACTTAACATTATATCTTGTATTACTTCATTATAACATTCATCTATATAGTGTGTGTTTAGTATAACTTTACTTCTTGCGTTTTTATCAAAAACTTTTGTTTGATGATCGTATATACTATAATTAGAGTTTGCAAAATCAAATATGTTTCTTTTAAATTTTTCTTCTTTTGTGCTAAATGATTCTACGCTTTTAAGAAAGAAAAAGAACTCTTGCCACATACCATATCTATTTAAGTAGTTGCATTTAACATAGGTATATTTAGGGTTACACACTCTTTCAATATTGTATGTTCTTGCAGGAGTATCAACAGAAGAAGCAGAAGAGCCAATAGTAAATACTTGTAAAACAGGAGTTGAATCATCAGTCCAACCTATAATTCTACTAGAAACATTATCAGGTAAATAAATTGTACCATCGCCACCACAATCACCAACGTATGTAGGATCAAGTGTGTTTGGTAATTCGTAATTAACACCTTGTCCAAACTTTCCATAACCATTAAAACCTGTGTGTGTTACAGCAGATTGTGCTGTGGCTGTACCTCCACCATCAACTGCCGTATAAGTAGTAACAACATAAGATATAGCTACTGTGTCTGCTATATTTGTAGAGCCTGCAAAATTAGCAACAAAATAATCTCTAACTAAACTAGCTATTTCAAAAACTGTTCTATTGCTTACAGCGTTTTTAAGTATTGTGTATCTTAGTGTGCCATCTATCGTCAAAGCTAATTGTGCAGACAAATGCCCACCTGTAGTGATTGTAACAAAATACGGACTTCTTAGTAGTATATTAGCCATTATTCAAATATTATGTTTTCTATATCTATACCAAATTTTTCTTGTAGCTCAGGAGGTAATTTATCAAATGCTTGATTAAAAGGTTTAGTAAAAAACATACTTGGTTTTATACCTCTTATGTAAACACTTCTAGCTATCAAATATTGTAGGCTTTTTCTACTTACAAATCTTCCCTTTTCATCTCTTGAGCCTTTTATATTTTTTCTTACAACAAATTGACTAAATGCTTTACTAGGAGGCATTTTAGATTTGAAGCTAAAAGGAGTATTATACTTTTTCTTGATACCACTTACACCCTGATCTTGAAACTTACCGTAATCCTCCATTTCAAATATTACGCTAACAGAATCTTGTGTATCATTTATTTTATAATCTAAACTATTGTATAGTTTTTTGCTTACGTTTTTTTTACCTTTTGTAAGTCGTGTCCTAGCTTGTTGTATTACAAACTTACCAAACTTATTTAACGCTTCTCTTGTTTCTTTTAACTGCATACGTTTATATCATTTGCGATTAACACATTAAAAGAACAAGCAACACCTGCTAACCTATTCTCAAACCTTTCATAAAAAAACTCACAAGAAGCATCACCAGATAATTGATATTTGTCTTGGTATAATGTTCCTTTGCTTAACAATCCTACTAATTTATTTGCTACAGCTAATTGTGTGTTTAGTATGTCTTGTTCGTTGTTGTTGCCTCTAAATATGTCTGTTGTTTCTTCTTTAGATTCATCTACTACGTCCATACACATTATAGTAATATTGAAGTTAAGTACAGCTTCTTGTATTGCTACAGAGTTTACTATGATATGAGTTAAAGGAAAGATTGTTTGCTTAGATAAGTCAATATCAAATATATCACCTGTAGTTACTGTATTGACATTCTCATCTGTTAAGAGATTTGTCTTTAGCGTGTCTGTAATTTGGTAATAGCCTCTTACTCCTTGATTGCTCATCTGTTAAATTTGTTTTTTATATTTCTAGATTCTAAATCTGCTTTTTCTTTCATAAAACTCAAAGCATACAAACATTCGTGTACGTTTAGTTTAGTGATATTTTTGAATTTTGTAATATCCCCTTGAGAGAGTCCAAAAAGTGATTGATACCACCCCCACTTTCTTCCAAAATTTGCTGCTGCACTATGTTCATTTCCTCCTCCTCCAAAGAGTTCATCATAGCTTGAGACAAGTCCATCCCTAAATTGTAAAAAAAAATAATAGAACTTAATACTGCATCCATTGGCATTGACTTCATTATATCAGTTTCTTCACCTTTGTAATCTTCTATTAAATACTTGTTCTCGTATTTTTGTTTGATAGGACGATACAAAACACCCATAGCTCTATGTAGGTTTTCCATATCACCTATATAAGTGTCAAGATCAATATATTCACCAAAGCTCATATCTTCTAGTTTAGGTATAAAGCCATATTTAGTTTTGCCTATTTTAAATTCTTTTACTAGCTGAGGTTTCTCATTAAACATATTAGTAAGAATAGTTGTTATGTCTTTGATGCTTTTAGCTTTCATTGCTAGTATTGTGTCGCCTCTTAGTCCACAAAATATTTCTATCATTTTCATAGCTAAGAAGTTCTCGTCATCGTTCTCAGATTGTATCTTTAAATACTTTTGATATTGCCCTAAGGTTATCTCGCTTAGAGTGTCTGGAATATATACCTCTACTTTCATATATATATAACGTAAAAAAATAAAGTTTTAAAACATAAAAAAACCCCTACTTTCGTAAGGGTTATTTTGTTTTAGTTGTTATTGTTAATATTAATTATTTAATTCTTTTCTAATTTTATCGATAGTATCAAAACTAACGATTTTGTTTTCTTGTGTCTCGCCACCGAATTGAATATCAAGGTGTAAAGTGTCAAGTAGTGTTGTTATTTTTTTAATGTTCATAGTTTTTGTGTTTTTTGTTTTATAATTATACTCAAATATACAACAATATTTTAATTATTACCAAATGTTAAGAACTTTTTTTTAATTATTTCTATCCAACAGAGAAGAATAGTATAAACTTTAACATTTCTTTAACATAATTTTAACACTTATCGTATTGCATAGTTACCCCTATTTGGGTTTTTAAGTTGCATCATTAAAGCGTATCGAGCTGCATCAATACAATCTGGGTGTGTACCTGTGGGTTTTTGTAGATTGTTTCCCTCTTTGTCTTTATCCCATACATAGCCTTGTAGTTCTCTAATTAGATTCTTAGAACTTGATGTAATGTAGATTTCGTTTTGGTTAATTAGGTTGATTCCGTACACTATTGAATCTCTACCCTTTGTTACAGGAAACACTTTGTGTCCGTAGTTTCTTAGTTCTTGAATTGATTTAGGCTCTGCACTATCAGCGTATATGTTTTCTCGTATCTCGTTCTGTTTAATAAAGTAACTTAAATCTCTATTTAACATTCCTTTACGATACAATACCTCATCAAATATATAACTATCATTCCATTTGTATAATCTTATAATCGTTGAGGGATCAACAGAATAACCAAAGTCAAGCCCTGAGCAAAGTAATCTAGCTTCTTGTGGTATATTGTCAATAGGTTTCCAATCAGGAATACATACACCCTCTAAGCTACCTATTTGTCCTAGTCCGTACACTTTCCACCAATTCGCCCAATATGTAGATGTCTTAGCTTTTACTTTAGCTTTTTCTATTTCTTTAATTATAGATTCTGGTAGGCTATCGTTGTCTTTGTAGGTTAAGGTTATAAAGTTCGCATCTTGCTGTCCTACTAATTCTTTATCTACCCAAAATAAGTTAGCAGGATTAAAGTCAAGCCATATATTACCTGATGTTCTAACTGCTAATTGTTGGTAAGAATCAAAGCTAACATTGTTACACTCATTGATAAATAAATCTGTTCTTCTAGCTCCTCTAAGTTTGTCTGGTTGATCTGTACTAAAGAACTCTATATAACTACCATTACTAAATTCGTATTTTAAGGTACTCTTATTGAACTTTCTATCGTCATACCTATTCAACCCCTTTAAGATGTTTAAAAAGTCCTTTAAAGCTCCTCTACGCAAGTGTGGTA